ATGTATAACAAAGGGATAAACATGCCTAAAATTTTAAACATCTCGCAAGTAAAAAAACTAACCCACGATGACAAAAAACTTAAAAATCACTCCATTGATAGCACTTGCTCGCTTTACCTTACTTGTTTTGACAATGGCACTAAAATTTATAAGATGCGCACAAAAAGTGGCTATATAACGATAGGGCGGTATGAGGATATAAGCTTAGCAGAAGCAAGGGATATGGCAAAGAGCATGCGAAAAGAAAAGCTTGGCTTAGTAGTAAAGAGCAAAGCCCTTGGCGAGTGCTTTTATGAGTGGCTAGACATAAAAATACCACCCATTGATGACGAAAAGACAAGACAGAAACGTCGCAAGCAGATAAATAGGGTAAATAAGCACATTTTAAAGCCACTTGGTAGCAAAAATATCAGTGAAATAACAAAGCAGGATATTTTGGATGCGACTAAGGGTGTGAGCTTAGAGAGTGCAAAGAAAATTTTAACAACGCTAAGATATGTTTTTAAATTTGCTAGGGGAAATGGTTTTGTAAAAGATATTAGCTTTTTGCTCGAAATAATAGAGGATAAAAGGGATATTTTTGTAAATAAAAAGGTTGAGCATAGAAAGGGCATAACAAGCGAGCTTAGGTTAAAAGAGATAATCACCTGCGTTCATGAAGCAAGGATAAACCAAGTGGTTAAAAATATGTTTTTCTTTAACCTTTTAACCGCACAGCGCCCCCACCAGATAAGAGAGCTTACGTGGGATAGGGTGGATTTGCAAAAAGGGCTTATTTACTTTTACGAAGAGCAAAACAAGACCGGACTAAATGTGAGACTGCCGTTATCAAAGCAAGCGATCGAGATTTTAAATTTTCAGCGCGCTATTAACGATAACGGCAAGACAGTTTTTAAATCCCCTTTTAACTCGCGTGTTAGCGGTCAAGCCTTTTGCGATGCTGTGCTTTTAAAGACGCTAAAAAGCATCGGCATAAACGACCTTCACGCGCACGGTTTTCGCTCTACTTTTGCTACCTTTGCGATCCGCGCAAATGAGGGCAACAAAGCGATGTTTGAAAAAAGAGTGATAGATGAGATATTGCTTCACACGGTAGGCAGTGACGTGGATAAGGCTTATTTTAGGGATTTTAACACGAGTGAGCAACTTCGCGTTTTACAATGGTGGGATGATTTTTTATTTGAGCTTTGTGGTTTTAAATTTTGCCAAATCAGCCTCTAGCCAATCAAGCGGATAGCGGATAACGCCGTTCATCTCGATATATCTGGGAATAAATTCATACTTGTTTTTGTTTTTTGGCATACGCATAAGGGCTAAAATGTTGCTGTTTTTAGAATAACCCAAAAACTCCGTAGCCTCTTTTTGATTTAATAGTCTTTGGTTCATCTTTTCTCCTTTATGTAATTTTTTAAATCTCGTAATGTATTCCGCAAAAAGCGGACATCGCACTTGAATAAAAGAGCTTGTATTCGCTCAACCAAATTTTTCTTTTCATTGTGTGCTTCGCAAAACGTCTCGAGGCTTGTAAGGGCTGATAGATGTTTTTCACGTTCTGGGCTACTCATTGATTATCCTTTCTATAAGCTTTATAAATTTAATCATCTATCCCCCTTTGTTAATACTCTAATATACGCCCCAATAGCCAATACCGCTAACATTAATATAGATATAAAAAATAGCACATGTATTATTCGCCAAAGTATTTCCCCTTCCACGATATACCATATAATAAGAGCAAGTAATCCTGTACTATTTATGGTAAAAAACAACAACAAAGAACTATTAAGCATTATGGGGTTATTTTCAATATTTGCTAATATATGGCACATCTGTTTTAAAAAAGTTTTCATTCTATTAGCTCCTTATTCTCATAGATGTTGCCTATAACACTTAGGTTATCGACTTCATCAAAGCGTTCAGCATAGTTATTTTTGGCGTTAAGGATATAACCAACATACTCATTACACCACTCAACTACTCCTTCGTCGTCTTTAATTCCTGAAAAGCTAACAATATCGCCCTCGTATATCTCTTCGCCGTTTTTGTCTTTTAATCCGGTGTATTGCATAAAAACAAAATCGTTGTCATCGAAATAATCATTTACATCGTTAAATTCGTCAAAGCGAAAGTCTTTTCTCATCTTTGCTTGTTTGTTATCCCACGCTCTAAATTTAATCTCTCTCATTTTTTATCCTCTTTAAATATTTTCAATGTAAAAATAAGCCAGTGTTTGGCTTTCTTGCTGCCTTACCATTGCTTCGCCGTAGGTCATTACATAGCCTTTAACTCATCGATATTAAACACCTGCTTTAGTATCTCGACGCTATAAGTATTAACCCTGCCATATCTTGGATCAATTACTGCTCCCATAAATGCCCCTTGCTCGATGCTTAGTTTCTTAGCCTTTTTGCCTAAGCTTGGAATGTGATAGCCCTTTTGGCTAATGCCGTATAAATTCAAAAATGCGATGATTGTCATATAGTTGTCGTTGTTTAGCAAGCGATTTACATTGTGTCTTACTTTTAGCTGCTCTTTATGAATTTCATCGGTTTTATTTTCTAAGGCGTAGATTTTTTTATCTTGCTCTTTTAGATAGTTTAACTGCAACTGCATATAATCAAGCTGGTTAATCGGCGTTGTTTTATTTTGATAGGCTTTTTCTACCTCTATAAAATACCTCCTTACTTTCTTACCTATCTCGTTTCGCTCAAGCATTGCGATCTCTTTAGAAATGTCAATAGATAGGGCGTATTCGATAAGTGGGCGACCGCCTTCTAGGTTTTCCATTTTTTTGTGGAAAACTATATAATCCACGTTTTCTAGGGCATCTACTTCATCAAGTCTCTTTTTTATCCATGTTGAAAAGTCTTGTTTGCTCTCAAGCACAGCATGTAAATCTCTAGCATTGACTGAATTAACTTCAGCACCATTTATTAATGTTGGTCTAATAGTAATTAGCTCGTTCATTGTTTTATCCTTTATATGAAATTTCTCATTTACAAAGTAGTTGTCATTGTTTAAATAAGCCATAACGGCTCCGACCTTAGTGTATATCTCGGTTGTTGCTACCTCTAAGTCTTTTTGTATATGGCTTAAGTAAATCGTTGTTTGCTCAGTGGTGGGGGCTTTCATTTTTGCCCCCTTGTAAGTTGTAAGATGATATAAGCAAGTAAAAGCACCTGCAAGACTTCTAATACTTCACTCATTTTAAGCTCCTTTAGCTAAAATATGAGTAGCACAATGTTAGGGTGGGGCTTTCGCCCCTTGGTTAAATCCAAATTTTTAGGATTTTGCAGATTAGATAAATCAGTATCGCGAGTTTGATTAAATAATCTAGCCTTTGCATTGTGCTACTCCTTTCTATAAAACACTTTATTTGTGTTTTATGGCAGTATTATAACACATTAAATAAGTTTAGTCAAGAGTTTTTAGCATAAAATAAGTATTTTTTAAAAAAAATAGACACTTTATTTATGTTTTTTGTGGGTTTTTTAGCCAGTCCAAAAATGGACGGCTGAATTTTAGCGGGATAAAATCGCTTTTAGAGTTCTGAAGTCTGATAATTCTTGCTGAAGTTTTAAATTTTCGAGATAAAGTTCAATTGCTCTTTTTAACGGCTCGCTGATTTTTTCTTGCCTAGCCGCATTATTTAATGCACTCTCGCTATACCCTATCGCTTCGCCTAATTGCTTGTAGGTCAAATTTAGCTCTTTGCACGTTTGTTTTATCAAATTTTGCTCGGTCGCTTCGCTTTCCTTAGAAATATCGGCTTTGCCGTCGCTTCGCTTATTCTCGCTCATTTTATTCCTTTTTAAATTTATTAAGCTACAATTAGGCAATTCAAAAGTGTTGTAGGCTTGATTGAGCTTAAACCACTTTCGAACTTGAAAGGATTTGCCCCCTTGCTTTGCAAGGCTCGGGTCCCCAGCCTTTGTGCTGGGATACTATCTTATAACCTTATCTTTTACCTTGGTTTTTATCTCTTCAAAATCAGCTTTTAACACTGAAATTTTTGCGTTGCTTATCACTCTTTTTGTATCAAATAGCCTTATTTGTGCTAGTAGTGCGACTTGTTTTACACCTTGTTTATCGATAAATTTATAATATAAGCACCCTGATTTTTGAGAGGTCTTTGAGCTAAGTGGCACACCGACAAAGGCGTTTATGTAGTTTTTTATATAGACCTTATTTAAAACAAGCACTGGGCGTTTAAAATCCGCCCCTTTTCCATAAGTTTCACTGCCTAAATTTTGCCCTACACTTAGCCAATAGACCTCGCCATTAGAAACGTTAGTCCCTGTTTGTTGCTCTAGTTGCTTTTTAACTTCATTCCACTTATCAAATTTATCCACGCACTAGCCCTTGCATTTTTGGATTTGATTTTACAAAAAGTCAAATTCAAAAGACCTTACAACTTAAAATGGTATTTCGTCAGAGTAACCGACATCGTCGCTATCAATATCAAGGTAGCGTGGCTCAGGTGCCGTTTGTGGATTAGCATTTGATCTTTGCTGTGGATGCTGATTTGAATAGCCGCCCTGCTGATAGCCTTGATTATTTTGTTTTGCGTCACCTAACATCTCCATACTTTCAACACTTACGCTGTGTTTTGAGCGGTTTTGTCCGTTGTTGTCTTGCCATTGATCGAACTTTAATCGCCCCTCTACCAAAAGTTTTGAGCCTTTGGAAAGATATTGGTTTGCTATCTCCGCTTGCTTGCCAAAAAACGTGAGATCAACAAAGCACGTTTCCTCTCTTTTTTCGCCGTTTACGCTAAATTTGCGCGTTACGGCGATGCCAGAACTGCCTATCGCCGCACCGCCTTGGGTGTATCTAAGCTCAATGTCTCGCGTGAGATGCCCCACTAAAACTATTTTGTTAAACATTTTTGTATCCCCATTTCTTATATATGTATATCCCATATGCCCACAAAAACATAAAAACGGCTAATATAATTACGTCATACCATCGCAGCGTAGTAGCCACACCTATAGCTTTTTCTATAATGCACACTAAAAAATTAACACCAGTGTAAAAGATTGCTACAAAAAAGGTATAAATAAAAAAATTTATAATCCCCATAGCCTCCAAATTTTTTATGATTATAAAAAAAGTAATTTCGGCTTTTTCTAGTAGTGTTTTGTCCATATCAGCCCCTTAAATTTTCCATTAGCGCGTCAATGCTGCTTGGATCGCCTAAATACGCAGTAGCATCATCAACACTTAGCCTTTCTACTATATTCTCAGCTTCCGCCTCGCTAGCCCCTCTCTTTACTAGCTCGTTTTGTAGTAGGTCATGAGGCATTGGCTCAACTGTCAAATTTTCTTTTACAGTTGCGATCTCAACTTCAAGGGGCGCAGCTTCGATGTATTCGGTTTCCTCAGTTTGTGAATTTTTGGCATCAACTAAGCTGCTTAGTTTTTCTTGGCTACTCAAAATTTCATTTAGTCCAACTTTTGGTGCTTGGTTAGCTTCTTGTTTTGTGATAGGCTCGTCTTCCGCGCTCACTGCTTCTGCTAAGCGGTCGTTTATTGGTAGGCGTGAAGCGACGTATTTAAGGGCTTTAGCTTTATACATTTCCTCCGCCCATTCAAGCCATATATATTCAAGTTTGTCTTTTTTACTTTGATTTTGGCTTTTTAAGCGTAGTTTTTCTAGTTTTTTCTTACTCACAAATTCACTAAAGACATTATCGCTACTATCTTTGGCATATACGATCACGCCTACTAAGTGCTTAAACACCCAGTCGCCGTCATCATCGCTTCGTTCGTTATAATTTGGCGCAAAGTGTATCTTGTCATCAAGTCCGTTAAACTCCAGGCTAAAATCATCACAATCATAAACAGCTACGGCTCTAAATTTCCAGCCGTTTTTCATACCTAAGCTAATAAGCCCTTTGTAGCCTATTTGCAGTTGTGCGGTTTCGCCACCATTTTTTAGCTTAAATGGCACTACGTAAGCTTGTCCAAAAAGCTTATTTGGATTTAGTCCGATTTGGACTATCTGCATGGCAATATTAACTATACTTTCAACGCTACAATTTCTTAGCCCATAATCGTTTGCCATATTTGCGATAGCACTAGCAAAGATCGAAGCCTTAGCCTTATCGTTGCCAACTATTGTTGAAATTTGGCTCATTTTTGAGCCTACTAGCGCTCTTGCTTGTTGCTCTCTTGGTTGTACTTGGTTCATTGTTTATCCTTTCTATTTTTACTTCGCTGGCGAACAAGTCCGCCATTGCGACCAGCCCCTTTGGCTGGAGCCTGAGCTAAAGACTATTTTTGCTACTCGCAAACAAAACTAATGTTTTACAAAATAATCATCCCCATTTGCATAAGCCATAACCGCACCTATAGCTGTGTAGCTCTTTTCTAGCTCTTTTTGGACTTTTGCTAAATTTAAAATGATCGTTTCGTCTTTACTTTGTGAAAGCTTTTTGTATCTCTCTTTGTAGTAGTCACGCTCTGCCTTTATCTGTGCGTATATGGGATCACTTGGGCGTGGGTTACTTGCCTTTTCTAGCTCGTGTTTTAAAACAACTATCTTGTTGTTGTGTTTTGCTAGCTGTCCTTTGTAGCCGTTGATTTGGCATTCTTGTAGCTTTTGCCTCATATTATAAAAGGCTTTGACGAGTATCTTTTTGGCTTCTCTAACTTTAGCCGTGTTTTTCATATACGTAAGTAGTAGCGTTGCTTGCTGTTCGTTTAGGCAATAAACTTTTTTGTATGTAAGCCCTAAGCCTGCTTTAACTTGTACGTTGTGAAAATTTAGCTCGCCGAATTCTCTTAAGTCGGCCTCGTAGGTTCTGATAAGTCGTTGGACTGATTGTTCGTTGTTATCGGTTAAAACCGAAACTTTGTCTTGCGTGGTGGCTGGGGTGCCGTTGTAGTTTATGACTAAATCGTTCATAATCAATACCTTTCCAATGAAATATTATTGGAATTATATTGAAATAAAATTGATTTGTCAATACATTTGCATTATTTTTTTAATCTTTTCGCATTGATTTCGCATTTAAGCGCTCGGATTTAATATCCGACCGCTTATTTTTGGGCTTCTCTAATAAACATAAACATTACGTATTGGTTTAACGATACCCCCGCCTCTTTAGCTAAGCTTTCCAGCTTTTCTTTTAGTTCTAACGGAATTTTAATTTGTAAATTATAGCTTCCGCTTGCTTCTTTTTCCTCTGCCATTTTATCTCCTTTGAGTTATCCATTTATTTAAAATTTCAATAGCGATTTTAGCTAAATCTTTATACTCTTTTTTTCTGTAGTGTTTTAATAATGTTGGAGCGTGCTCTCTTAAGCAAGATACGCCTTTTAATGTAAGTCTGCATTTTATAAAAGCAAAATTTAGGCTAACGTCGCCATATTCAATAAGCCCTTCATCTCGCAAAAAAGTCATACAATCGCCTACAAAATGAACGTCTATATCAGGGTCAGCAGATGTTACATCGCCACAGTCAAATCTTATCCTTTTTGGGAAAGCCTGGGTTAAAATAGCTAGTATCAGCCCAGCACACTCGTCAAATTTTTCTAAATTTTCCATTTTGTCCTATCCGCTAACTCGCGCTGCGTTATGCCTAGCTCTTTACATACGCGTTTTACGATGTTGTCGTCTGCAGTCATTTTTTATTCCTTTATCCTTCCTTTTTCATCAAACTCTATACCTTCGTCTTGTTCTCTGGCTTTAATCTTTTTAAAACGTTCCCACATTTCTTGCATATTGTCACTACTTTGCATAATGCCTATAACCTTGTAAATTTGAGCTGTTAAGTTTGGCTGTCCTATATCAGGGGTTAGGCGTTGATGATAGCGTGCATATTTCGGAGTATTTTCTTTCAGTTCTTGTAAGACACCCTCAGGGAGTTCGTTGTAGATAAGCGTATTCGTCCATCTACCGATAACACTAGGTCGCTTTTTGATACCATTAACAGTAAAATCCCAGCCATTAAGCCTAAAAATCTCTTTATAAAAATCATCAGGGAAGCGTTTTTCCCATTTTAAAAGCTCTTCGCTAATATAAGCTTTTAATATCTTTTGGAGTTCGTCGCGTTCGCGTTCGTATTGGTAGCCTGTAGCCTCATCAACGAGAGCTGTTATGCCGACGCGAGCAAGTGAGCGGATTAACATTTCGGCTTTTTTTGCTGTATCTATCTGTGTCGCAACCAAAACTCCAGCGTCTCTAGCCTTCAGGTATAAATCGGCGACCAACGGCAGAATGTCCGCATTAAATCCCTCTTTTTCTTTCCCATTTTTATCTAAATAAACCACTCGCTTGATCATCACTTCTAAGTCCGATGAAATCAGGCTTTGCAGGTTTTTAGCATCCATAAAAGCGGGGATTTGATCAATTCTTGAATTTCCTCGTGGATCGCGACCTAATGCCCTAAATACGTCGGTTTGTTTAACTACGCGCACTCCGTTTTCTAAAACAGATACATCCAGTTCAACATCGCCTATTTTTAAAATGCCGTCGGCTAACGATTTTAAAGTTTTTTCCGCCATTACTAATCCTTTATGATCTCAAATTTATCTACATAATTAAACGCTCTATAAAGGCTTATTTTACCTTTTTCGTCCTTGTGTATTTCAATATCACATACAAAACGGTAACTATAAGGGTTTTCTAAAATCTCTGCCTTTAGGGTTTCGTCGTCTATTAATATTGGTATAGCTTTATCGCTTAGCTCGTAGCAATAGGCTTTAAATTTAACCTTTTTATCTGTGTTGGTAGTCTGATAAAGCGTGATAGACATCTTTTCAAAGACTTTTTTAACCGCTTCTTTGTTTTCAAAATCTTTTATTTGTCTAGCCGTTGCGATGCCTTGTTTGTATGCTTCTTTGTTGTCATGATTGATAAAAATGCAATTATTAAAAACTGGACTTGTGATCTCTACGCTTACTCTATCTTTGTCAGCAAGTTTTACTACGTTTTCTAAATTTTGAAGTGATGTGGGCGTTAAAAACTGATCGCAAAAAATATCATCTACGCTTTTTTTGCCTATGTTTTTAATGTTGCCAAAAAACTCAAAATAAGCATTAATGGTAGGTAAAAGCTCACTAATAGCAAGTGCGCCAGAAGCTGCAAAAACTACCATATTAAAAATATCGCTGCCCTTTTCTACGCTTTGCAGGGTTGTTCTTGCCCCACTTACGCCAGTTTGTGTGGCTACAAATTCATCAATATAATTATTAAAAGACAATAAAGCGGTAGCTAAGGTCGTAATATCTAATGGATTGTCTTTTTCGATACGAAATTTAATCTGTATATTTTCGCTCATATTTTTCCTTTACTTTTTAAAAAATTTGCGTTATAATTGCGCCGAAGTTAAAGGCGAGAGCTTATCTTTCTCGCCACTTTCTTTCAAATAATTTTTTAAATCATTATGAAAACACTCCATAATATCATCTAAAAATATACTTAAATTTTGTGGCATTATGCCCGTTACTTCGCCGTTTCTTAATGTGCTTATGCGTGGTTTACCGTCGTTTGTCTTATATAAATTCTCAAAATGAAAAGCGCGGTTACGAACCGACACCAAAAGGTCAAAGCAAATTCTAACCTTGTAAAAGTTTTTTAGTTTGGTTTTTCTGTTTGTTTTAGCGTATTTGCGAAAATCCATACTTCTTAGGTCTAAAATTTGGTTATGGATACTGTGATGATTAATAAGCTTCGCCCAGTAGCCAAAAGTTTGATGAGATATAAAAGGGCTATCATTTATTCCTAAAATTTGCGCTACTTTATTTCTTGTAGCTACCTCGATAACGCCAAGTTTTGGGGCAATATCTCCGATAAGCAGAAGATTTTTTTTGTGTTCGTCTTGATTTTTATAGCCTACTAATCTATCCTTTGAAAAAAGCTCTAACAAATCACTTTCATTCATTTTTAACCTTATTAATTTTTAGGTTAATTATACAAAATCCTACTTTGATTTTAGATAATCTTCAAATCTACGCTATATTTTCGTAAAATTTCCATGCTGGTAGGCTTAAAGTTTGCACCGCCTTTATCTGATCTCCATCTTTTTTTGCATAACCCCACCACTCATCACGCTCACGGCAATATTTGTAAAGCTCTAATAATTCAAGATATGTTTTTCGTCCTTGCTCTATTGCTACATTATCAAGCTCATAAAATCCTACAAAATAAGGATATGACGTCTCAACTGCAATAAAAAGAAAATAATTTACCTTTTTACCTAAGCTTCTTAAAATATCGCTGTAAAAGGCGGCTTGAACGTGGTAATTAAAACTAGCTACCGATCTAGCAAATCCAGTAGCTGAAGCGTCTGAAGTTGTTTTTAGATCGATTATTGCACCTAAATTTTCATTATAAAAATCAGGGCGACACTTAACCGCAACGCCCTCTATCTCGCTAAAATAGCTTTGCTCGGCTAATCCGTCTTTTAAAAAAATGGCTGTCTCGCGCATTGAATTAACGGCGTTTGCTATCTCTACGGCTGTGTCAAAAATATCAACCTCAAGCAAGGTTTTATCGCCTAAATTTTCTAAGAAGTCGTTATAAATTGCTTTGCCCTCTTTGGTGCGTTTATCTACTTCAGGCTCTACGCTAAACTCATTCGAAAAATCTTTTGGCTCTAGCACTAGCTTATGCACAGCAGAGCCTAAAAGCAAAGCCTTAGTAGGTTCGCTCTTAAGCTCATTTTTCATTTTTAAGTGCAGTGGGCTACGTGCAAGTAAGTCAAGATCACTTTTTGATATTTCAGGTCGTGCGTGGTACTCTTTATTTGTTAGCATTTTTTAACCTTTCTAATATCTTTTTAAATTCTCCCCAAGTCATACCAGGCTCGCCGTAGAACTCAACAAGCCTCTTTAGCGTGGAGTAGCGCATCTCTTTCAGCCTCCTCTCGTAGTTTTTTGAGTGTTTGCTCATAAGTAGTTGTATAGCTTAAAAAAGCTTCGTTACTCATACCAACTTCAACGCATAGGACATATACCAAAGCAGCATAAGCGAAAGTGTCTTGGATGCAGCGCTCTATAAGCAGATCAATAATTGCGCCAGTGTTCTCGCCAAACCCATTTTTAAAAGTATCGTAATAGCGGTTATAGATAGCTATTAGATCGCTTATTAACACGTCGTATTCTTGCTCGAAATTTATATTTTTACATCGCTTTGGGCGCATGAAAAATCATGTATTAGGCTCATTTTTAACTCCTTTTGATGTTTAAATAGGCGATGTTTTTGATCTCGCCGCCTTTGCTAAAAAGCACTCTAAAAAATCTAATTAGCTTTTTCATTTTTGCAGTTCCTTATATCTTTTTGGCACTTTTGGCAAATACGCGGCTCGGTAAATATGCCCTAAACCTGCACTTTGCCCTAATTCTCTTTGCTCGTAACGCTCTTTCATGTCGCAAAGAGAAGCGTCTACTAAATCAGCGTGAAGATTGTCGGTCTTAACTTTTACGTCAAAGGCTGCGTCGCCTAAACGCTCATTTATCCTTGCTCTTTGTGAGCGTGTAACGTCTTTAAAGCTCACATTGGCGTATTTAGCACTTAGCTTCTCGTAGTCTCTTTTGGCTTTGATTAACGCTTTTAGGCTCTCTAGTGCCTGCTCTAAATCATTGATGTTTTGCATGACAGATCCTTTTTCTAATAGAAACCTTGCTTGCCACCGCCAGCTAGATGTTAGAAATCAATTTATACGTAAAGGAAAAATTTTGTATATGAAAAATGTTTAGTGGGCTTTCGCCTACTCCAAGCAAGCAAGGCTTTTATTAGAAAAAGTGGTGTTTTTCGTTTTATTAAAACCCCTGTGAAAAACTATCCTAAATCAGGGCTAATTATGGTCGTTTTTTTAAACGTCAGATGCAATTCATCGGCAAAATACCTCCGAATGCTTAACACCCTCTGCGGTGGTGCTTCAGATTGAAACGTGATTAACCTGCAACTCGCAGGAGGCTCACTCTGTCAGCTTATGCTTGAAGCCTATCTACTTCTTGTTTCGATGAGATAATTGTAGTATAACTACTATTAAAATAAACTTAAATTATGTATTAAAACTACAACTATTTTTAAAAAAGAATAGTTTGCATTTAAAGTAGGCTGGGGTATAATTGTAAAAATTACTTTAAAGGAGTTTTTATGCGAGCACTAAATGTTATATTGTTTTTATGTTTTGGTGTTGTTTTTTCTTATAGTAAGGTTTGCGAAGACTATTATTACAAGCTCCAAGAGTATGAAAAAAATCAAGAAAAAATCTTTAAAGACGCTCATAAAAACGCCACTATCGACGAGTTGTGGGGTATAGCAATAACCGAGTGCAACAATGTCTCAAAGCCAACCCTTTCTGCTTGCGTTTATATTTATAAAAAATTTTTAGATCAAAAGAAAGAGGTAGCTAAAAAAGCAAACATTCTTGATGTAATAAATAATATAATTAGTTTGTATTTGGCCGAAAAAAATACTTCACTAAATTTTGGGAATTACAAAATAAATATAGCGGTTCAAGACGCACAAAAAATATTAGAAGCATGGCAACAAAGGGGGTTATGTTACAAAAGATCAATTTTTGGCACGAGCGGGTCTTAACAAGGTTATATTAAAATTATCAACATTTGGCGCATGCCCCAATAAATACGACCCAACTAAAGCGCAACCTTTCTTGCCAGACGATAAAATAAATGATGCTTGTTTGTGTCTTTTAAAACAAGACCTACTCATAGAAGACGAGGATTTTTTAACAGCTATAAAAATAGGAGAACTTTTGTGTAAAAAATATAAAAATGAAAGATCTTGTCTTATGGCTGGTATGGGATATGAAGAAGGGGTTGGAGTTAGGTTTGACATTTTAAAAGCAAAAGAATTTTTTGGGCTTGCTTGCGATTATGGCAACCAGTACGGATGTTCTAAATATAAGGCCTTATCTTATTAGCGTTTTCTCCACTCCCACGGCGGAGTAGGATTGCTGCTCTGCCAAAGCCCTAGCTTTTTCTCTGGAGCGTCAATGCCGTATAGCCTTACTTTTGTTTGTTCTTTGCCGTTTAGCACAGTGATAGTGTCGCCGTCGTGGACGGAAACGACCTTAGCGATTAGAGCTAAAGCTGATGTTGGCGGTATTAACGTTAATAGTAGAGTTGCTATCGTATTTTTTATAAATACTTTCATGTGATACAGATACTGCTAAAAGCATCAATATTAGTATTATTGCAGCCAAATTAAAATATGAAATATGCGGGTCTAATGGGCTATTATTTTCATTATTTCTTGTTATGCTTTTTACAAAATTAAACAAAAATAATAAAATATTCGTTATAAAAAAGCCTATTGTTATAGATATAAGCAAAAGCTTATAAATACTTGCCTTATCTATATTTTGCAAAACGGAATTTGAGAAAACCAGCCCGCTTACGAAAGTAAGGATAATTGCGGCAAATATACCCAAGATAGTAATATAATCTCTTTGTATGTTTTTAGAAGTGGCAGAAAATTCATTAAAGGAGGTTTTTGCTTGCATAATTTTCTCTTCTAAAGCCAACTGCACTCTTGTATTGTCGGTTATTCTGGCTATTTCTAGATTAATATGATCTCTTAATTTAAATAATTTCTCCATGTAAGCAAATCCGCCGCCAGCTCTTGCTCTTATATATACCATTTCTATTTTACTGGCAATAGATTGTAATAATGCCTCTTCTATTTTATTGCCTACTCCGTCGATATTCTTAGTTTTTAAAAGATCATTTTTCTTTTTTATGATAAACCTAGATACTATTGTGTATGGATGTCTGTAATTACTATCTGCATATAATTTATCTAAAAGATCTATGACTAATTTGTATTCAGTATCCTTATTATCTTTTAAATTTGAAAGATCTTTTAGAATATTGGGTTCAGTATTAATTTCTTTACTGCTTGTGTTTGCCAAAATCTCAAGTATTTGATTTAAAAGCTTTTCTTGTTCTTCTTCCTTTTTAGCGGCACTATCCTCTGGCATTTTGCACTCCCGCCTCTTGTAATATGAATTCAGGAGAGATTGCTCCAAACGGCCTTTGGTTGTATGTCCTCTCCCAAGCACCACCGACTCTATGGGAATAATCTACCAAAACCCACGGGTTTATCCTTATTAGCTCTAAAATCGTCTGATTGACGTTTTCGTTCTCTTCATCGCTTAAAGGTATTCCGTTTTCGTTAGTCATAGAAAAAGGAATTTCTACCTCTTGCGTATGAATGGGCGTTCCTCCGTATACGGAGTATTGGTAATATGTTTCTGGATTTACTGGACCGTGCATCCATGCTTCAAAAGATGTGCGATCAACTAAAAATAGTCTATTGTTTTGCAAAAAAATTAAATTTACGAAATATAATATTTTTTGGAGGTGCAAATTGCTTACGGGGGTTCCATTGCTAATGCCTATATTTATAATTCTTTTGGCTAAGTCTATGGCTCTCATTTTTGCTCCTTTCAATAAAAAAATCAATGAAATTATATTAAATTTTTAAGACATTTTGTGTCTAATTATGGTTTAAAAGTATAAAATTTTAAAAGAACTGTTAAAAAAATCGTGAATTATATCAAAAAATAACTATTTTTGTACGTATACTAGCAAAAAATATACTATATTATGCTGAAATCTTGATTTTTCTTTAAAAGCAGGCTTGATATGATACCCACTTTTTCAGATCAAGCCTTCCCCTAAAACCTCTTTGAATTTATAAAATAGCTGCCAACTACGGGGGGGGGTCAGAATACACTACGGCATAACATCGTAAAGTTCGCCATCTACATATATTTTAAGCAATAACGTTCCATTGTAATTTTTCCCCAGGATTATGGCTTCGGGCATATAAGAATATGTGTACCCATACCCCATACAAGTCACGTAAGTGTTATCTGTGAAAATTACTTTTTTATCAAAATCACACCCTTCAAATTCCCCATTAACGGTTTTTATATCGATAATGGTGTATCCCACCAGCTCTTTTGCCATCTCTAAAAAGTCGTTAGTAAAACCTATGCAGCAACACGCCAACAATGCAAGTATCATTTTCATATCCTACCCCTCATCTATCTTATTTTATCCCATAATCCTCAAAGGTTAGCCCCTTGTATATTTCACAATGGACTTTACCGCAGACTTTGCCAAGTATCTCACACTCGTAGCCCTCTTTGTGTGGGTACATATCGCTATATTTTTGGTTTAAGCTTATTAGTTTTATCTTATTTTGTGGTAAAAACTCGACCCTTTTTATATAAACAACGTCATCCACTCTAACGATATAAACGCCAGCGATACGAACAAAATCGCCCCTGCCTGCCACCATATCAGCAATAGCCCAGTCGCCCTCGTAAAAGTCAGGCTCCATGCTATCGCCGACTACTTCAAAAATGCGCAAATGCTTTGTGTCAAGCCCCTTTAAAAAAGCCTTATCTACTGCGATTTTTCGCTCGTCTTTTTGAAGCATTTCAAGGTCATAAACACCCTCACTGCCAGCGCCTATACGCATTTCGGATTTTGGTAGAAAAAGCATGTTTTTAGGGGTATATTCGCTTACTAGATTTTCAACCATCTCATCATCTATTGTTGCGAGGTCATTAAATGAAACATCTAAAATCTCAGCAATAACTTTTATTTTTTCAATATCAGGCTTATTATTTGGTGCTCTAAACCAAAAATTTATACCATCAAGCGTTATTTTTACTCCTTTTTCAGTGAGAATGTCCGCCAACTCTTGTCTGTTTAGCCCTTTTTGTTTTAGGGCTTTTTTAAATAAAACCTTGTTAAACGAGTAGTTCATCTTTAAACCCTTATGTAAAAATAAATAAAAAACTTTGTAGTAATTATACAATTTTTTTATAAAATATCAAAAGCAGGCTAACTACATAAATTAAGTATTTTTTAAGTGTAGAGAAACTACAATTACCGCATGAAAAAGTTTAATTATTTGGAATTAAAAAGACTACATTTAATGGTTGGATCAGAGGATTGGGCTAATAGTAGGATGTGCGGCAGGTGTGGTATATCTACAAAGAGGGCAAAAAAAATTAAAGAGCTTAGCCCAAGTATGCCCTATGAATACATCTTAGAGCCTGCAAAATACAACAAACTAGCCAAGCTCAAACAAGAGGATGCTAAAAATGACATTCAATAAAATCGTCGAATACCTTTGTGAACCCGTAACGAGGCATAAAGGCGAGCAAGTACGCCTCGCTACTCTTTTTTCAGGCATCGGCGCACCAGAATTTGCAGCTTGTGAAGTATTTGACGAGGTAGAGACGCTATTTGCCTGCGAGATAGACAAATTTGCTCGCAAAAGCTATCTAGCAAACCACGATGCCCCACTAGCTTTTTACGATGACGTTTGTGATCTTGACGCTAGAGCTTACGCCGGGCAAATAGATATTTTGATCGGCGGCAGTCCTTGTCAAGACTTTTCAACCGCAGGGCAACGCGCGGGCGAGGACGGCGAGAGAGGAAGTCTGATATGGCAGTTTTACCGCATCGTTAGCGAGGCGCGTCCTAGCGTTTTTGTTTACGAAAACGTTAAGGGCTTTTTGTCGATCAACGGCGGCAAAAGCTATCAAAGATTTTTGAACGCTTTGCGAGGCCTAGGCTACTACTGCCACGCCGAAGTTTTAAATACCAAAGACTACGGCATACCGCAAAATAGGAAACGCTTATATATCGTAGGCTTTTTAGATGCGCGAGAGTATCATGCTTTTTCTTACGCTCCGAAAACGACTCTAACTCTAAATTTGGGCGATATGCTAGATCGCGAAGTAGATGCAAAATACTTTTTGAGCGATAAGATGATCGCGTGCCTTAAGAAAAAAGAAAACAATTTTCAGGGTAGCTTTACTCCAAAGCCTTTAAGCGATGTAGGAAATTGCATAATGACTACCGCAGGGAGTCGTCGCACGGATAATTTCATAAAAGTAGTCGGCAAGCTCGACATAAAAGACAACGACATCTTAAAACGTGTTTATACTACCGACGGAGTAGCTCCTACTATACACACGGTGCAAGGCGGTAATCAAGAGCCAAAAATTTTACAACGCGCACGAGGGTTTAATAAAGGCGGTGAGTTTGAGCTTTGCCCTACGATAAGCTCCAGTAGCTTTGAGCAAAATAATCTACTAAATGGTGAGCGTATCCGCAAGCTCACTCCGCGCGAGTGCTTACGCTTGCAGGGCTTTCCCGAGAGCTTCAAAATCGTCGTGAGCGATACTCAGGCGTATAAGCAAGCAGGAAATGCGATGAGTGTCAATGTCGTAAAAATGATTTTAGAGCAGATAAAGCTTACGAAAAATAAAGATTTTAGGTTAGGAGCGTGCAATGGTAGCAACGAACAGCCTAGAGGCATATAACAAACTAAAGCCTGAGCTAAGCGGCAAACGTAGAGCCGTATATGAGATGTTTTGCCAGCACAAAGAGGGGGCAACAAGACAAGAGATAGCACGTTGGTATAACGTAGCCATAAACAGCGTCTGCGGGCGTGTAAATGAGCTAGTAGAACGTGGCTATTTAATCGAGATCGGATCAAAAAAAGACGCAATAAGCGGATGTAGCACAGGGGTACTAAAACCTACGGAAAGGATAGCGTAATGAATACACAAATATATTTAATCTATATGATTTGTGCGGTCTTGATACTTGATGCGCTTTATGAAATTTGGAGGGGCTAAAATGAGTGATAATTTACAAAATGGATATGCGATTTGCTTTAATTCTTGGCTATTTGATGAAAGGATACAAAACGAGCTTAGGCTCTTGCTTTTAATCTCTTCATTATCGGCTAAAGAGGGCTACTGCTACGCTGATAATGAATACTTAGCAAGCAAACTAAATAAAACTGCGGTTTGGGTTTCAGGTGCTATTTCTAAATTAAAAAAATATGGCTACGTTGAAGTTGAGTTACAAAAATTTGGAGCAGTGGTAACAAATAGAAAAATCAAACTACTTGCCCTAAATAACGAGAAACAACCGCCGTTAAAAAATCCTTTAACCGCCGATAAAGAAAATTTTAACGGCGATGCAGAAATTTTTGAACCGCCATATAATGTTTGCGCGCGTAATAATAATACAAACCAGGAAAATTACAAACTATTAAAATTACAAACTAATAATAACCCCCCCCTACCCCCTAAGGGCATTTTGCTACCTGACTTCATCGATCCAAATCTTTGGCAAGAATATCTAGCCTACAAAAAAGAGCGACGTGAAAAATTAAGCTCTAAGGGCTTGCAGATGAAATTTAGCGAGTGGGCTAAATGGCGCGATGAGGGCATAGACGTGAACGAATGCATAAGAGAAGCAATACGTAATGAGTGGCAGGGTGTTTTTAAACCAAATCCAACCTACAACAAAGCACAAAGTGGCTTAAGCCTAAGCGTAGAGGACGTAAGACGTTTTGGTGGCGATGTGAGCTACTACCTAGAGAGCACAAGAGAAACCAACGCCATAACAAATCAAAACGTGGCAAATACCCAAAACAAGGAGCCGTTTTAAATGAACCGCATACAAACGATCAAAGAAGCGCTTGGCGTAAATGAAACCCAAGCACTAATCACAGCAGAGCTTTTAAAACCGCTAAAAGATGAGGATATTATCCCATTTTTTGCGTATAGGGCAAATTTCATCCAGCCTAAGCAATCAAGCGAGCTAATCACAAAAAACGCCGTGGCAGCTTTTAGGAAACAAAAGGCGCTAGAGGCGATAAAAGAGGGCAAATTTAGCTTTAAGAGCGTTGATCAGCTAGCCCTGTTTGTAAAGACCTTTTTTCGCAATGAGAGGCTTTGCTATGGGGCGACTTATGAGGATTTTGTGATTATAGGCGTAGATGAACACGGAAACCTAATCAACCACTACGACATCAACCAAGCAGGTAAGCCTAAGCAACTAAGCTGCGATAACGAGGCGGAGGTTTATGCGTGGCTTTTTGAAAATCAAAAGCGTATCGGTGTGATTAAATATATTAGCAAAGCAGAAGTAGAAGAAGCTAGAAAAAAAGAAGCCGATAAGCAAGCAAAGCTAGAGGCAGAAAGAAAAGTAAATTTACTTCCAGCCGACCCAGACGCACCGCTAGAAATCACAAAGGAAGCACGCCAAAAAATGGTAGCAGGCTTAGAGGCAATATATCACAACATATCAAAAAAGAGTGCGTAAGATGAAAGCTGTTTATATCACGATAGCAGAAGCAGGGGCAGGCATAATCGCAAAGGTAGCGGACGAAAACAAAAAGATACTTGATAGCTTTGAGATAAGCCGTAATGACGCAAGCGGTGTGCTTGAGATAATGAGAAAATGGAATGAAAAGCACAAGAGCGATGATACAAAGGGGCTATTTTAATGAATACGTTTAATTCTGCCCCTCTACCATTTCAAGGGCAAAAAAGAAACTTTATTAAGCAATTTAGAGAGCTAATAAAAGACGAGTTTAGACCATATAAAGACGGAATTTTTATCGATGCTTTTGGCGGCTCTGGTCTGCTTAGCCACAACATCAAACAAATTTATCCAAATGCAAGGGTAATTTATAACGACTACGATAATTACAGCGAGAGGCTGGCACATATCGACGAAACAAACGAGATTTCACAAGCAATAGAGCCTATCACAACAAAATATAAGAAAAACGAAAAATTAAGAGAAGAGGATAGAGAAAAAATTATAAAAATAATAGATGAGTATATAAAGAGAGGATATTTTATCGACTGGCTAACATTTAGCTCAAGACTTCTTTTTAGTGGTCACTATGTTCATAATGAAGCTGAATTTAAAAAAGAAAAGACATTTTATGCAAGTAGTCCCAAAATGCCTTTATGCCAAGCAAATGGTTATTTAAACGGCGCCCAGATAATCCGCAAAGATGCAAAGGAACTAATAAAAGAATTTGAGGGCAAAGACGTGGTATTAGTGTTAGACCCACCATATTTGCAAACAAGCAAAGCAGGCTATAAATGCTTTTGGGGCATACGCGATTTTTTAGAGCTGATTAAATTAGTACGCGAACCGTTTATATTTTTCTCGAGCGAGAATAGTGACATTTTGCCATACATAGACGACCGTATAGAGCGCGGAGATGAAGTTTTTAAAGGATATGGTTTAAAGCAAGCGTTTCTTTCCGATGGAAAAAAGACTGATTATATGATTTATAAAAGCGGAGCAAGAGGGTTATTTTGATGAGTTTGGGATATGCGGTTTTTAGGTTAGGGTGTCACGCACACAAAAGGGAAAGCATAGAAAAATACGAGGAGGTAGCTGATGAGAATTGGCAACGTTTCGGTGAATGTTAGAAATAAATATCACAACCGCAAAACCAAAGGCTTTGATAGTGCAAAAGAGTGCAGGCGTAACCAAGAGCTAGAAATCATGCAAAAAGCAGGCGAGATCAGCGAGCTAAGGCGCCAAGTGGCTTTTGTGCTAATGCAAAGCTACACAATACCAGACGAAACAACCAAGCAAGGCTTTAGAACTGTGCGTGAGATCAGATACATAGCGGATTTTACCTACCGCCTAAAAAATGGCACACGCATAATAGAGGACGTAAAAGGAATGCAAACGGAAGTTTTTAAAATCAAACGAAAACTACTAGAGAGAAAAATAGCCCTTAAAGAGATAGAGGGTGAGTTTAGGATTTATTGATGGCGAAGCTAACAGAGGCAATAAAAGAGAAAATTTTGGCTGACTTTCATACTGGTAAATTTTCACAAAGAGAGCTAGCAAAAAAATACAGCGTATCAAATGGCAGTGTGGCTAATTTACTAAAAGGATTAACACCAAAAAACGAGCATTTAGTAGAAGCTCAAATAACGCTATTATCGGCACAAACTCAAAAATCAGAAATAGAAATGAGCAGTATTTTGAGCACTGCTAAAGATGAGGCATATAACCGTGGATTAATCTTTAACGCTACGCAAAAAAATCTTAATAGAGTGATAGATATGCTAGATAAAAATACTAAGCTTGAAAAGATTAACGTGGGGGAAGGGGTGCAAAATTTTGAACCTGTAGAATTAAATGCGAATGATTATAAGGCACTGCAAGATATGATTGATAAGGCTAGTTTAACACTTGGGGTTAATCAAAGAGGAGTTACAACACAGATAAATAACGCAAACGTGCAAAAAGATGAAACAAAGATAATAATTGAGCGAAAGGAGCTAAAGTGAGTGATATAAATTTAAGCCTAAGCTATACGCCCCAACAAAAAGAGGTTCTTTTTAACAACACAGCTAGATTTACTACGATAGAAAAAGGTCGGCGATTTGGCTTTACAAAAGGTATGGCAAATGCGTGTATTGAGTGGCTTTTAGAGGGTAAAAAGATACTTTGGGTAGATACTATAACATCAAATTTGCAAAGATATTATGAGCGTTATTTTTTGCCTGAGCTAAAAGCCTTGCCAAAGGAGCTATATAAATTTCACTCACAAGATAAAAAGCTAAGTATTGGGGAAGGTTATCTTGATATGAGAAGCGCAGAACGCCCAGAAAATATCGAGGGTTTTGGGTATGATATTGTGATATTAAATGAAGCTGGAATTATTTTAAAAGATGCCTACCTTTGGGATAATGCAATAAGAGCCATGCTACTAGATAATCCAAAATCAAGAGCGTTTATAGGCGGCGTGCCAAAGGGGAAGAATAAGTTCTTCGAATTAGCGCAAAAAGGAATGAGAGAAGAAAAGGAGTGGAAGAATTTTCAATTTAGCACGTATGATAATCCACTGCTAAAAAAAGAGCAAATAGACGAAATGGTAGCTGAGCTTGGCGGAATAGATAGCGATGTAGTCCGTCAAGAGATATTTGGAGAGTTTTTAGACACTACTTCAAATGCGCTTTTTAACCTTTCATTAATCGAGAATGCGTTTTTAAAAGAGCAATTTATTAATAGCGATGATGTTATTTTTGGGCTAGATGTGGCACGTGAGGGCGATGACTCTAGTGTGCTTTGTATTAGGAAAGGTTACAACGTCTTAGACTTTTATCGCTATCAAATACCAGACACCACCCAACTTGCAAGAGAAATTTTTGGAGTTTATCAAAGAAGCGATATAAAGCCAGTAGCGATTTTTGTTGATAGTGTGGGGGTTGGAGCCGGGGTGTATGATAGGCTTAGAGAATTTGGACTAGGTGGGGTGTTAAGAGAGGCAAAGGGAAGCTTTAAGGCGACGCAAGATAATAGATATGCTAATAAAAGGGCTGAGATGTATTTTACATTAAGAGATAAATTTAACCTCTTAGCGATTAAGCCCAATGATATGCTAAAAATCCAACTTCAAACGATAAGTTTTTTCTTTGATAAAAAAGAGCGTTATTTATTAATGCCAAAAGAGAGTATCAAAAAAGAATTTGGCTTTAGTCCTGATTTTGCAGACGCTTTGGCGATGACATTTTTTGATACGCTAATACCAAAAAATGATGTAGATATGTATGAAGAAGGAGATATTTGGTGAAAGAGTGCCAAAATTGGGTAGATTTGTCAAAGCAAAGTGAGTATATTTTGCAAAGTATTGATGTAGGGCTAATTAGAAAGGTGGCAACACTTGATGATGAGGCTTTGCGAATATGCTTTTGTGTGATGATTTGTCAGTGGCTTAGGGGAGTAAAATCAATACCAATTAAACAATCTAAAATAAGACTAGCAAAAGCATTAAAACAAAAAGGCTTAAGCAAGAAGCGAATAAGTGAGCTAACAAATATTAGCAAAAGGACAATTTATAGACTAGGAGGGGATAAATGACAAACGAGGATAGAATAAGCCATCTTGAAGAGCTAGTGCAAATATCATATAACGCTTATGCAGAGTATAAGCCATTTTTTGAAAAGCTAAATGATGCCTATTTACTCTTGCTTGAAAGCGACCAATACGAGAGCTTAAGGAAGAGAAATAAAAGTAAAAATTACATTCCAAAGCTAAATGCGAAGGCAAAAAGAATATATGATGGCTTAACTGAAACATACTTTAACAATGAAACTTTTGCGAAGTTAGAGCCATATATAAACTCAACACACGATGTTATTGATAAATGGCAAGAAGCACTGGACTTTTACTGCGAAAAGATAAATTTATATAAGGTCTTTGCGCCTATATTTTTAAAAGCAGCCTTTGCGCCTAGCTCAGTTGTGAAGGTGTTTTGGAGCAAAGATAGTGCAAAGATAGAAGAGATTGATATAAACGATATTTACTTTGACCCTGATGCTAAAAGCGTAGAAGACATTCGCTATATCGTGCATAAGATTTATATTACTGTTAGTGATATTAAAAGGCTAATTAAAAATAAAGTTTTTAATCAAATTGATTTAAGCGAAAATAGAGCTTATGAGAGAATTTGTTTAAAAGAAATTTATGAGCTAGATGAGGGCAAATGGAGCGTTAGTACGCTTTATAATAGTGAGCTTTTGCGTGATAGGGTAGAGCTAAAAGACGGTCAGCCCTTTGTTTTTGGTTATATGCTTCCGCAAGTAAGAAGAAACATAGAACAAACTTTTGTCTGCGCTTATGGTGAACCGCCTCTTGCTTCTCTTTTGCCACTGCAAGATGAACTAAATGCTATTAGAAATTCAATCACAGATGTAACAAGAAATCAAGCAATGCCAAAAATCATTTTTAATAGAAGTGCAAGTATATCAAGAGTGGATTTAGAGCGTCCAAGCGGAGCGATATTTACTGACAATCCAGCTGATATAAAAATAGTCCCACCTGGGGACATCAACGCTTCAATGGCAACACTTCAAGTGATCGAACAAGAGATGAGTGAGGTAAGTGGAGTAAGCCCACAACAAAACGGAGCGCCAACAACTAGGCAAGAAACTGCAACAATGGCTTCAATTATGGCAAATGAAGGAAGTGTTAGGCTTCAAGGATACATAAGAACTTACAATGAAACCTTTTTTGAGCCTATATTTGAGCGACTTGCGTTTTTAGTATGGAAATACGGCGACCCACTGTTTTTTGCAGGATTTAGCCGTGGGGAAGTGCCAAGCTTTAATATAAATTTAAACACTGGAATTGGTGCATTAAATAAAGAGGTGCAAAAGAAAAGCCTAATGGATGCTAGTGGGATAATAGCGGCGCAATTTGGCATGTGTTTACAACTTGGGGATGGGGAGGGTGCTAATAAAATGAAGGAGGCAAATGAGAGAATTTTACTTGAATTGCTGCCACTATATGGCATAAAAGACCCAGAAAATTTTATAGGAAAGGAGAGTGAAATTGCTAAACAACTTAAGCCACAGGCTATTTTGCCAAGCGTGGCAGAGCCTAGTGGGGAGGCAGGAGCTATCCCAGCTAATGCAATGCCAAGCATTTAGGGATTTTGTAGAGTATATTACGGCTATTTATGCAACTAGCCTAAATGTTACTCAAGAGGATAAAAACAGCGATGAGAAGAGGTTAAGGGCGGTAGAGAATATAAAAACTCTTGAGAACCTTTTAAATTTTTTTGAAAATTACAAAGAGGAGTAATAAATGACAGAACAAGAAGCGTTAAACGAACTAGCAAGTATGGTAAATGGCGACGAGCAAGTAGAGCCTGAAACAAACGAAGTGGCACAAGAAGCACAAGAGCAAGAAGCACAACAAGCAGTGGCGGCAGAGGAGCCAAAGAAAGAAGAGCTAAATATTGAAGCTATTAAACAAGCACTAACTGAAGTAATGGCAGCAAAAGAGCAACCCCAAGAGTCAGCACAGCCCCAACTTGACCCAGAAAAACAAGCCCTACTTGAAAGCTTAGGGTTAGGAAATTTAAGTGAGTTAAAAGCGCAAATGGAGCAAATCTCACAAGCACAAGCCGCACAAGTAGAAGAAGCAAGAAGACAAGCGGTATTTGACAAAAATCTAGCAGAGTTTAAAAAAGATTACCCAACTATTGCCCCTGATGATTTAGCCCAGTTTGCAAAAGCTCACGGAATTAGCGAGTTACTTGGGGAAAATTATGTGGGATGGAAAGCGGTTGCAATGGGAATGATAAATGTAGCAAAAAGCAAAGATAGACCAGATGAAATAATAAGTGGCTCAAATGCAAGTAGTGCTTTATCAGCCTTTGATAAGGCAAAAAAAGGTGAGAATGTAAGCGACGTAGAGTATGGCGCAGAGCTTTTAAAACTAGCAGGAATTTAAGGGGGCAAAGATGGATGGTATTATTGGGGATGTTGTAAGTTGGCTAGGTAAAACAAATGGGGGAGATAAAGACGGCGTAGGTGGTACACCAAATTGGCTTACAGCCTTGGGAACTGGTGGTGCGTTATGGAGCGCATATAATCAAAACAAAATGGCAAAAAAAGCATTTAATCTAAACAAAGACGCTTTCGACTTTAACAAAATGCTATCTCAAAGACAATTGCAAAGAGAAAATCAGGTAAATCAAAATTTAGTCAATGCATGGAACGCATCAAGTTTTAATAAACGCCAAGAGGAAGAGGCTTATTAATTTAAGCCTCGTAAAAAGGAGCAAAAATGGCATATTTTAACCCCAATAAGGTAGATTTTAACTACAACACAAATACGATTGAAGCAGTGGGCGCAACTGGTAGAGCTTTATGGGATATTTACCAAGATAGCGTAAAAAATAACTTTGTAAAGCAAAAATTAGCAGAGGAAAATAGATCAAATTTAGCAACCGAGCAACACAACATAGATAAAATAAATGAAGATATTCGCCATCATACAGCAACCGAAACTGAAGCGGCAAACAATAACGCCATATTACAAGGGTTAAGGCGTGATGAGCTAGGTATAAGAGAAAAGCAACTTAATGCTGAGATAGAGGCAGCTAAAGAAAAAAGAGAGTTTGATAAATTTTATAAAAATCAAATTTTATTAGATAGACAAGAGGCAAGAGAAGCAAAAGCACAACAAAAAGAGCTTGATCTAACAATGAAGATGCAAGCCAATGAAGATGAAGTAAGCGCACTTGCAAATGCAAATGCTGATAATGCCTATTTAGCAGGACAATATAGTTCGCTAAACCCAGATGGAACGATAGATAAAGATAAATTTGTAAAAACAATGATAGCTCAATATAAAACAAATCCAAAAGCAGCTGTTACAGCGGTAAATAAAGCTCTATCAGAAAAAAGAGCACTAGATGCAAGTCTAGCACAAAATAACACAATAAAAACAATAGCAGCTCTACAAGAGCAATTAAAGCAAATCCCAGAAGATAAAAAACTAGATAATTATGATGGCTGGGGAGATAAGATTGGTGATGGTATAAATGCGTTATTTGGAGGAGGAGAGGATAAAAAGGCAGCTGAGGCTATTTTAGCACTATTAAACAACTTAGGCTTTCAAAACATGAGAGTTGGAAAGGCTGATGCTGAGAGGAAAGAATTTGATGAGGAATTTAAAGTAGAACTTGATAGCGCAATTTTTGATAACGATAAATTCTCAAAAGCTCAAAAAACAAAAAATATAGTAATACCACCAGGCATAAAAGATTTAGAAATGAAAAGAGATAGCGTAAGTAATCAATATGTAAAGCAGCTATATGAAGAGGAGATAAAAAAAGCTAGAGCAGTAGATGCGAGGCTAAATAAATTCTTTAACAAAAAGCCTAGTAAAGATGCAAAAGATTATAAGAGTGTTAGTGATATTTAAAGGGTAAAAAATGCAATTTGAAAAGACTAAAATTTATGACACCATAACAAAAGATCGCTTTGATAACCGCATAAGAGAGGTTAGCCCAAACGATGATGAAGCAATGGTGGATACGATAAATGATATTAGAGCGCAATTTGACGCACAAGTGCCACTTGTAAAGAGATTTTTTGGCGATAAAGAAGAGGTGGAGAAAAAGGGCGTTGATGCGTTAAAACAAATATCAGCTGAGTTAAAAAGACAAGGCAAGGGAAGTCTTGTAAATGCTGATGGTAATGTCCTTTTTAGAAATAATGCTGGAGAGCTTATAGACCTAGATCAAGGTGTGTTAAAGGATCTTTGGCATAGCGCAAAAGCAAATAAGGGCGCAATTTTAACAGGACTTGCTGGGGCGGCTTTAGCTCCAGCTACTGGCGGAACAAGCCTATTACCAGTAATAGCAGGTGGGGCGGTTGGTTCAGCAGTTGGTGCAGGAATTGATTATTTAGGCAATACAAATGACACTAAGCAAGATGTAGATACTAATACACTAGCAAATTTAATGCTAGAAAATGCTGGGCTTAGTGCGTTAGGTGATGGGGCTGGGCTGGTGGTGGCTAAAGGTGGGAAGGCTTTAGTTAATAAAGGGGCTGATTTTATCAATAAAACAAGGACGTTAAAAGATAGCTTTGGCAACGAGATAGAGGGGGTAAATTTAGGACAAAAGGTTACAAATGCTGTAAATAACACTCCATTACTAGGAGATATAACAAGCGCAAATCACGCACCAGCAATGGGAGAGATAACAAGAAGCATAAAAGCAGCAAATGCGGCCTTAACTCCTGAAGAGATAGCACAAAAGGAAGCTTATTTAGCAGAAAATAAAATCAATCTTGATGATGTAAATACCCTAGGAATAAAGGCAAAAGCTTATGCGGATGATTACGCAAATAAAACAAGTAGCCCATGGCTAAAGGATAAAATACAAAAAACTGGTGAGTATTTAGAAAAAAAGTCTCACTCTACACTTGATCCGCAAATCACAAAAGAGCAAGAGATCGCATTAAATAATGCCTTTGCTGATCCAAGCGAAATGAAAACAATTGTTGATGTGATAAGTAGTGATGATTTAGTAAGAAATCAAGCAATAAAAATAGTTGATAATCAAGCTAGAAAAAGGCTAAATGAAGCTGGGATTAGTGAGAATTTTAGAACAGACCCCCAAAGCCTTAAAAAGCTAGATAGTGATGATAAGAGCGTTGTTAGCGATATTTTAGGTAGCTATATAAATGCTACAAAGAGCGATTATAGCCAGGTAGTGGATGCATTTAAACAAGTTGCAGGTAATGCTCCTTTACAAATAGACAAAAATGGATTAAAAGATACAATAGAAAGTATTGTTGCTAATTATGCGAAAGTAGAAGATAGAGATAAAATGCGTATAGCCTTAGATCAAATGGCACAAAATGGCTTTAACATTAATAAAGCTTTTGATGTTAGACGTTATCTTAATAAAGCAATAAGAAACTCAGACTATACAGGAGAGCAACAAGCAAGAGCATTAAAAGAGGTGCTAGATAATAGTATGTTTAACTCTCTTGGTGATGATGGAAGATTAAGAGCGTTATTAAGGGAGCAAGATGACAAATACGCCCAGATGAAATCGCTAAAAGATACGAAAATTTTTAACAAAAACAATGACCTTTTAAGTGATGATTTTAGCTTTGAAAAAGTTGGGGATTTGATTAATAAAAACAATGATGTCTGGGCTAAGGCAACAAAAGGGCTAAATAAAGAGCAAATAGCGCAAATAGAAAAAGCTTATATAAGAAGTGCTATTAAAGATGAATTAGTCGATCTTGGCTTAAATAAAAAAGGATTTGACCCAATAGCTGTAGCACAAAAGCTAAGTAGTGCAAATTTTGTTAGCGATGAGGCTAAAGCTTTGCAAAAAGCTCTATTTGATGATGCAAAATTTCGCCCAAATACAAAAGGCATAATTGACGCAATAGATGTAGGGCTAAAGACAAAAAGTCAAGGTGGGAGTATGGCTACAAGCTTTGGCGGTAAATTAGTCATGGCTTTTGTAGCAAGAAGCTTTGAACGCTTAGCAAAACATATCCCACTAATAGGTAAACAAGCTGGGAAAGAGAATTTATACAAAGAAGCATTTTTAAAAGCCAAAACTACCTCTGATGCCTTAACTGATATAATGAAAAATGAAGCCATACCAATAAAAGATAGATTTGATTTACTTACCAAGACACAAAGCAAGGAAATAAGGAGTTTAATAGATGAATTTATAGCTAAAAAAGAGCAAGTAAAAAGCGATTTAATGAAAATGGACGCTACAAATGGCGAGGCTAAAAATACAAAGATAAAAGGCGATGGCTTTGTAGCAAAAGATAGTGGTAGGCTTACTTTTATGGATGAGGCTAAATTTGAACTAAGTAAAGAGCTTCAAGGCAAGAGCGATCTAGGCGAAAAAATATCAACTTCCTTAGCGTGGCTTCACTCAAAACACCCTGAAATGTTTGAGAATAAAAGAGCGGTTAAAGAGTTAATTGATTATGTACTTGATGAACCAAATACTATAAAGGCTGGGAAAAGCGAAAATAGTGTTTATTTTGGTAAAAAAGACGGCACAAAAATAAAAGATATTGTCGTAGATAGGGATAGCAACAAGATAATACATGCGAATAATAGAAAGATGAATTCTAATGAAAAATAGAGTGAGCTAGTGAGGACGCCCTACACTCACACACTGATACTAAGCCAGTCGGGGCGTTAAAGTTGGAGCAAGATGCTCGTTTAGCTCACACTTTAGGTATTATACCAAAAAAATCATAAGAAAGCAACAGCGCAGTTGGTGGCTGGGAGTATAAATTAACGCCAACTTCAAAAAAAAGTGGAGGAAGCGGGATACACTCCGCAATTACTTCAACCTCCACCAATGATGACATTATAACCTTTTATTCTGATAGAAATCTAAAAGAGCCAATGAAGTTTGAAAATCCAAAGCTAAAACTACTTGATACAATAGATAATAGTGATGACAAAGTTGGCGTAGTAAAAAAAGTGCTATTAAATAAAGATATAAGCGATAGCGTAAAAGCTAAAGCGGTAAATAAACTAAGTAAAAATAAATTTGCTCAAATCTCTAAAGGCACATACATTTCTACTAAAAACTCTCAAAACAATTAAACAAAGCCCTAAATCTAGGGCTTATCTCTAACTAAAAATATTTTTCGTTGATTTTTAAAATTTTATGATTTTTGCCAAAACTAGGTAGATTTGGCACAGCTCTTAATGATAAATTGCCATTAAATTACATAAAAAGGAGTAAAAAAATGGCAATAACAACTACTGGCTTTCAAAGCCCAGCAACATCTAGAGAGGGCTTAAAGCCTTCCGTTTATGAAAACATAATCTTAATAGGTGCTGATGAAACACCTATACTTAAGCTTATTGGCACTTCAAGTGTTAAAGGAATAGAGCACTCTTGGCTAACTGATAGCCTAGCTGCACCAAAGAAAAACGCACAGCTAGAAATTTCTGACTTTGATGACCCTAGCAAATCAACACTTCAAAAAACTTCAAATGCAGTGCAGATTTTTACTTCACCAGTTAGCGTTTCAAGAAGTATGCAAGCGGTGGCTACTTATGGAGGAAAAGAGCTAGAGCGAGAGGTAGGCAAAAAAGCAAAACAGCATAAGCTAGATATTGAGTATGCGCTATTTGGTCTTGGGCGTGATGATGATGTTAAAAAAAGCGTCTTTAAAGCACCAAATGTTAGAACTGAAACAACAGCTGGTGAAACGGCAGGACTGTTTTATTTCTTAGCCAAAGGTGCAAAATCATTTACAAATGGTAAGCGTGGAAATGTAATGGCGTTTGATAGCACAGGTGATTGGAGTGGAGAGGGGACAGTTTTAACTGAAAAAATACTCTCAAATCTACTTCAAAACATCTGGGATGCAGGAACAACCCCAAAAGATGTGTTTATTGGGTTTTAAGGAGTAAAAATGATGGATATAGCTATAAATCCTCTTGAAAATCGCACAGTTAATCGAACTCAAGCGGCTGGGCTAGTTAGACTGGTAAGAGAATTTGAAGAGAAGGGATTTGAAATGAGAGTAAGTGCAAAAGGTGAGCTATGGGGCATAAGGTGCATAAGCATGATAAAGGGACAAAAGGCCGACTACTCAAAGAGTATGTTTAAGCTGGTGGGTAAATATATCATAAGAACCGCCGATGGCAAAGTAATCGATACGGCGGCGCTAATATCTTCTTTTTTGAGCTAAAGTCAAATTGAGGTGAGTTACGCCGCGTCTGGATGGCGCGGTGTGCTTTAGCGTTTGCTACTTTAGGTGGGCTTTGCTAGCTGTTAAAAGTAGGTAAAAAAGAAAAGGAGAATAAATGAAAACAGCGAGATTGGTGTTTGTTTCTACGCCTTATGCAAGTATTGAATATAGAGATAAAGACAGGAACTATTATGCAAAGCAAATAGCGCATCAAGCTTGTAGTCTTGTGTGTTATCCATACCCTCTCCTATATACTCTAATTTCGCAGACGAGCCAAACTCATCTTTACGATAAGGAGTGTAAGCACTCCCTTGACACACCTAAAGCACTTCAGATATGCTTGTTGTACAACAAAAATCGCATATCAGTGATTTCGTACCAGATACTTAAATTTGCCTTGTTCGGCTGTGTGATACTTCTCAGCCAGTTATTAAGTTGTGTTATAATCCCTTTTAAAAAGGATTTAAAATGGCTTTAATCATTCCTATTTTTATCGTTTTATTCTTTTTCGTTTCACCAAGTGGCTTTTTTGAAACGTTTATTGCCTTAGTTTTTGGCTTAGGGATACTTGGCAGCCTTATTGGCACCGCTGGCTTAGCACTAGGTAAAACCAAAGAAGTTATAACTCGCTCTTAGTCTTTAAGATCTTTACTGAAATTTCTAAAAACTCACTAAAATCACTCAAACTAAGATTTATTATCTCGCTATATCCATAGCCTAAAACATGAGCTATAAGGATTGTTGGATTTGGAAAAGGAACGCTTAGTATAGCTGATATGGCTAAAATATGCAT